GTTGCTGACCATTCACTTACTTTAGTTCTGCTCATAATTTATCCTTTCCTTAACCATGTGTTAGTTCCTGTGGGGACAGTTGTCCAAGTATTTGTTCCTGCTGTTTCTGTTGTCCATGTGTTAGTTCCGACTGCAACGGTTGTCCAATTATTACCCTGAATATGTCCATCAGCAGTTAATATTGCTGTTGCTGAAAATGAACCTATGCCATCTCTTATGGCTGATGGGGAAGCTGATAGAGTACCAGCGCCTAATACAGATGCACTGCCTAAAAATAATTCACTGCCTAATGCTGTAAGGGTTGCTGCTCCAGATACACTACCTACACCAAATACTAACTGACCACTAGAGATTGCTGTTACTGTAGCCGTTCCGTTTACCGAAGCACTACTGGTAACTAATTGACCTGTTGTGACTGCCTCTAGTAATGCTGTTCCACTTATTGAGCCATTACCACTAATAATCTGACCAGAGGATACTGCAGTAAATGTTCCTGTGCCACTTATTCCTGCTGTACCAAATACTGGTGTTCCAACAGTAACCACTGTAACTGTTGCTGTAGCTGCAATGACTGCAACTCCAAGAAGAGTGCCTCCAGCTAAAGAACTATACGGTGACTGTGAAAATGCACTTATGCCAAACATCTCTAACCCTTATTAATTATTGTCAATTTACAGAGCTTCCACGTCTACACCACTAAACCATTTCTTTGGCATGGGAATCACTTGGTTCTGTACATCATCAGGAAAGGCTACATATATATGAGTATCCCCTAATTTAGTATTCCAACAACCTGTATGACTATTACCATTTTCTGTAGCAATAATTTCATATGGCATGTTAAGTAGCACTGGGAATGAGCAAGCCTTCTCTGTTAGCGTTACTGTCCCTACCTCTGTTGTCATTACCATAATATCAGGAAGGTCTGTTTCTGCTGATACCTGTGTATAACTAAAAGAAAGGAGTAGAGTTGTTACTAATAATATTTTAGCTAACATTAGCCTGCAATAGCATTATTAACTGTCGTCATATCCTCTACTGTCCAGAAATCTTTAGCAACCATAAGTTCAAGATGCTCTACATTTCTAGCTATGCAATCTGTTACTTCCTCTGTATCCATATCTAATGGCGGGTTATTTCTCATACTGTCAAGCAGTGTTACTGAATCTAGCATTGCTGAATAATGTTGTGCTACTTCTTCAGTGCTTGGTACATCTAATACAATATTATCTTCCATTTTAATTTCCTTTCAAAGTGTTAATTTCAGTTTGTAATTCCTCTACTTTCGCAGAGAGTTCTTTAACGGCATTGATTAAATACCAAGATAAGTTGCCTGTTTCTACAGATAGAACACCCGTAGACTCTTCCTTTACCATCTCTGGTAAAACTTCTTGTATCTCTTGAGCAATAACACCAAGCTGTACACCCTGTTTTTCTATTACAGATGTTTCAGGTAAATCAGTAACTTCACTTGCAGGTCTATACTCAAAGTTTCTAATCTGTATTTGGTTAATTTTATCAAGACCATCATTATTATCTACAATATTCTTTTTAAGTCTTTCATCAGAAACTGTTGACCATGCTGATGAGTTATTGCCTTGATAAACCCCACCACTATTAGGATTAATAAATCCTGTACTACTGCCTTTGCCTGTTCCACCATTATTTGCACTTAAATATAATTCTCCAGTAGTACCAGCACTAGAGGCATTAGCATTATAACCAATATAGGTACTAAAGTTACCAGTTGTATTAGCAAGTCCAGTTGACTTCCCTATGGCAATATTATGACTACCAGTGGTGTTCCCAGTAAATGCATTCTGACCTAATACAGTATTGTCATTACCTGTAGTATTTGCTATTAATGCAGTGGCACCTATGGCAGTGTTATAACTACCTGTAGTATTATAATATAAAGAACTTAATCCTATTGCTACATTACTAGTACCTGTTGTATTGGTGCGTAAAGCACCATTACCAAGAGCTGCGTTGTTACCAGCTGTGGTATTGGCTTTTAAAGAATTCCAACCAATAGCTGTGTTGCCTAGACCAGTAGTGTTAGTCCTTAATGCATCCTTACCTAATGCTGAATTACCTGCTCCTGTGGTATTACTATGCAAAGAGTTGTCACCTATTGCAGTATTATCGGATGCTGTGGTATTAGCTGTTAAAGCCTCCCTACCTACTGATACGTTACTAGCTCCTGTCGTGTTAGCATCTAAAGTCTGATAACCTACAGCTACGTTATAAGCACCTGTGGTATTACTTAATAAAGATTGATAACCCACTGCTGTGTTATAGCCTGCAGTAGTATTAGCCTTTAAAGATTCTTTACCAACAGCAGTATTGTAAGAAGCTGTATTATTTGTTAATGCTTGATGACCTAAAGCTACGTTATGAGCTCCTGTAACATTATCCTGTAAAGCATAAGAACCTAATGCTATGTTATTAGATGCTGTAGTATTATTTTCTAATGCCTGTATTCCAATAGCTACGTTGTAGCTACCAGTTGTATTGTCTAGTAAAGCATCTCTACCTATACCTATGTTATACGCTCCAGTAGTATTTGTTAGCATAGCATTTCTGCCAAGAGCTGTGTTTTCAGCTCCTGTGGTATTAGCATATAAAGATTTATACCCAAGAGCTGTAAGACCAGAACCTGTAGTATTGGTATATAAAGACTGATAACCAACACCTGTGTTGTTAGATGCGGTATTATTAGTTAAAGCTTGTCTACCTAATGCTGTATTATTACTACCTGTAGTATTACTATATAAAGCATTTTTACCAAGAGCTGTGTTTTCAGCTCCAGTTGTATTAGAACCTACTGCCTGATAGCCAAGAGCTGTATTATTATCACCTGTAGTATTTGCTATTAACGACTGATAACCAACGGCAGTATTACTTGATGCTGTGGTATTGGCGAAGAGGGCTTGACGCCCTAATGCTGTATTGTTAGAACCAGAGGTATTACTATAGAGAGAACTTCTGCCAACTGCTATATTTTCAGCACCTGTGGTATTAGCCCTTAAAGATTGGTATCCTACAGCTACGTTGTTACTACCTTCGGTAGTCGCTGTTAAGGCATCATCACCTACACCTACATTGTAATCACCTGTAGTAATTGAATCTACAGCACTAGTTCCTAGTCCAATATTTGAAGTAGCTGTGGTTGTTATTTGTAGACCACCTACGGTACTAGCACCCAAGACAATATTACCTGTCATAGTACCACCAGCTTTAGGTAATGCTGCATTAGCTGTTGTATCTGCTGTAACACCAGTAGCAATATCAGTATTAATTGAATTAGCTAGTTTATCGGCTGTAACTGCATCATCAACAATGTTTGCAGTAGCTACTACGTTGGCATCATTAATCACTGTGCCATTTAAAGTAACGGCTTTCTCGGCAGGGTATGTACAGAATACGTTACTTGTTCCTGATAATGTCAGTGCTGCTCCAGCATTGCTAGATTCAAGTATGGTAGTTCTGGATAACGTAGTTCCTGAAGTAGTGTAAGTGCCTAAACCTACTTCCCAAGCATTACCGTTAGTAATAGCATAATAAGTAGTGCTTCCATCACCAACAGCAGCGAATGTTTGAAATCCTGTTACCGCACCTGCAAGCGTAACTGTGCCTGTACCAGTGGTAGTAGTGGTTTCATTAATACGGTCTTTAACGACTAAAGCCATAACCTGTCCTTAACTTAATGTGACTGTTAAATTTCCAGAAGAAATCTTGAAAATATCACCAGAGTCAATAGTTTTAGATGCGTCTAATGCTGTGTGATATAGCATGTTGCCACCTGATAAAGAATCCCATAATCCTATCCAACCTACGACACCCCATCCTGCGGTTGCTGTAGGGAATGTTGCGTCAGCATCAGATACTACAGAGCCAGACGTGCCTGAAGCTGTTGCAAAAGAAGATGCTACTCTTGCGTAAGAGCCACCAGAAACTTCTGTGCCTGTACCTGTGTCAGTAGGGTTAGCTGTGTGTAAAGAAATGTACGGATTATCAACTGCTGAAAAAGCAGCACCGTTTAGTGTTGAATTTAATAAAGCGACTTCTAGGAAGTCTGACATATCTGCCATGATTAATTACCTCGTAGTTAAAGTTATTGACATTGGATGAGCAGGGAATTCCCCCTCATCATCTGATTTAGTTAATGAATTAAGACCTCTGTCATACATTGCTGCCCAAGTATTAATCCTCTCATCATTCATTAAGAATGGCTCTGCTTCACCAAGTGCTGCATAAAGCAGTAAATCAGGTGTATTTGCTAACCAAAGGTTTGATGAAACAGTTGAGCTCATGTATTCAGGTTTGTAGTAATACAACATCTGCAATTCATAAGCTGCGTCTGGTATAGGAGCGAATCTGAACTCACTACCTAGTGCGGTATAAAATACTGGTTGTCCATTAGATGTTGCTCTGGTATTTCTATAAAAGTTACTAGGTGATTGAAAGTTTATTGTGCCTATTGGGTCTGTACCAGATAGGTGTAAATCTCTCATTGCTAGAAAGTCTGATGGAATCTCTACAGTAGCGTCGGCTGCAACGGTATTGGTAGTAACAACCTTTAGCA